CCGGATACCATCTAGAGACGACCTCAAGGCCGGAACTAAAGGAACCTTTCAAAACTCAGTAAACTACTACACGCAGAACGCGTGGTAATTTATAAACCTACCGCCATGGGCGTGGTCTTCGATGACATGTAGGTTCTCATCAAAACCTCAAAGAATGCAACAACAAGCATCAAAAACACGTAGCCATTTTTTCCTATCCCTTGCGAAGAGCTTCTTAAGAGCTGCAGGATGTGTATGGCTTTATCTAGGTGACTACCAAGTAGCTGCCGGATTATTCATAGTAGCTGAGTCTTTCGGTATACTAGAAGAACTATAATACCCCCGAACTGCGAGGAACGACCGAAGGTGGAGCGATACCACCCGCAGTTACTAATCAAAAACTCAAGAGCGAGAGTTCAAACGCACCAAACCTATGTCAACTAACACATCCGCAAACCTACAGGTGCATGTCTTCACGTTAGACAATGCCCTAAGCTACCTAAAAGAAAATTTACAAACCGACGCCGATTTTAGCGGTGACAATGGCCCCGACTATCTTGATGATGAGGCCGATGGATACGATTCAAATTTGGAATACTACCTAGAAATGTTTTGGTCAAAGCATAAGCCCAAAGATGCTGCTAGCTTGAATACCTTCTTCGACAAGTTCTTCAGGTTTATGCAAGAAAGGGACCAATACTATTTACAGATTGAATTCGACCTTAAGTTTATTGGCGACCAAATAGTCCTCTCAGTCATGATGGCGTGTGAGTGCTAGAAAATACCCCTGAGCCGAGAGAGTGGTTAAGGCAGAGCGATACTGCCCTCGGTTCCTAAAATTTAAACACTATGAGCCTACAAAATGCAGTTATTACCGCAGAACAAAATGGCGGAGTGTCTTACAACATCCAACACGGATACATAAACCCTGAGACGGGATACATGGTATCGTTGGAAGGCTTTGAAAGGCAGTCCCCCGACCTGACATATCACAATGTGCTAGGATATGTCAACGAAAACATAGATGCCTTTAAATCGAATTCTTTTGTCGGTTTATGGCTCGATGAAGGAATTTGGTATATGGATGTGTCTTTTTGCTTTGAGGGGCTAGAAGAGGCCTTAAAATTCGCAGAAGACAATAATCAGAAGGCCATATACGATAACGCTAACAAAAAAAGCATATACTTATGAATGAACTAATAGAACTAATCAGGAGGCATGACTTTTGGTACATGATGTCCGATGACTCAAACGTTTACAACAAAGGTGCCGAAGAGTCTTTAAAGATTCGCCGTGGCCTTAAAGATTTTCCTAAGCAGGAGGTTCTAGATAACCTACCTGAAGTGTATCATAAATTTATTGACCCGTTCTATGTATAAATTAAATGGAGTAGAAGAGCGCAACGCTATGATGAAGCGCAAGACTAGAGTATACGATGTTCAAAACAAAATACTAATCGCCGAATTCGATACCATCAATGAGGCCTCTAGGTACACGGGTGTTAAGTGTTCTAACATACACGCCTGCATGAAGTATAAGTACCGGTCACATAAGAATCGACTAGGCATAACAATTACATTCAGATGATACTAATAATTACTTCCGTTATTTTTGCCATTGTTATTGGCAATGATGCACTTAGTCCTGAAACTAATTTAGACTAACCCCCGAGCCGGCAACCTTTAGAGGTTATGGTACTCGCTCTACCGCCGGCTCCTACACTAAAACTTGAAACATGAAAAGTAAATTCGAAGAAGTCATGGATGCCATCAGCTCGGGAGAGAAATTCTCTTGGAACTTTAATGGCATTACAGGATTCAGAAACACAGACAGATTGGTCCATGTCATCCCTAACCCTAACGAGGCGTCCATTGGATGGATTATGCAGCAGTTCTGTAGCAGAGCGTTATACGACTCTAGTTTATTAATCTCTTTTGAATCATCGCCTGAGGGCCTAAAAATTTATTACAAATGAGAACAACCTACCCAACAGAACAACTAGAATTTAACGATTGGATGATTTACATCCAAAAGGAATTAATTAAAATGCGTTTACAAAAACTAAATCACTATGAACAAAATCTCAGCAGCAAAACAAGTGTTCCGAACTATCAACGAAGAGTTGGACCGAGCAACGACAGGGGACGAAACATCTCGTCGTTTAATTATACAAAAGCTCAAAACAATTAATGAAGAGCTTTCAGATGTTGTCGTTGAATTAATGAAAAAAACTATGGTATATGAACAAGGAAGAAGTATTTAATGAGTTATGTGAGGAAGGTAAAAAAATTACCGGCATAGATGTTAGACTAGCACCACGGCGTAAAAAAGAAAACATCCACCTGCGCGCCTCTATTATGGTAATATTGATGAACTATTTCGGAGTTACTACCACATCGGCCGGAAAGTTATTCAACAGAGACCATACCACGGCAGTGCACCACAGGGCAAATCACCAATGGAGGTACAGGTGTGATGATGAGTACGCCGACATTTACGACAGGCTTGTCAGATATGTAGTGGCCATAAATAAAGACAAATCACAGGTCGACCTCAGCGAGATATTAGGCCTTATAAAAATGATTGCATAGTCATCACGCGGGTAGCTTAAAGGCCACGATGTAAGTGGCCATTGAGGGAGGAAAGCGCTTCAATGAGATGCAGGTTCGATTCCTGCCCCGCGTTCATTAATATAAAAGTCGGCGAGGTGAGATTCCTTGATTACACCTGAGCAGGATGGTGGCCGATGGATGCTGCTAGTTATTAAGTCTACAGGAAATAAAACCCTTGAACCGATGCCTTGCGGTTGGGTTAGACATAGCTTTCTTGCGTAACGGGTCCTACTAGACGTTTATGTTTCATGTCGTTAAAGAAAGCAAAGGGGCTTATGGTTGTGCCAGAACAACCGACCTAGTCAGGTGGCTGAATGGCGAGGCGGTCGACTCAATAAAACATAGAAAAGAGGACCGACAATAATGCGGGTTCGAATCCCGCCCTGACTACAGAAATTAGAAATATAATTCTAATTAGTTTAAATCAAGCTATTAAAAAACAATTATTTAATTAAATTGGAAATATAATTCCAAAAACTAATAACCATATGAGTGACATCACCAAATGTAATGGGACCGATTGCCCCCATAAAGAAAACTGCTACCGGTTCACCGCTACAGAAGGCTACCTTCAATCATACTTCCTGAAACCGCCAATTAAGGATGGCAAATGTGACTATTATTGGGGACCCAATGGGGAATCCATATGGAATCCGGCAGAGGAAACTAAAGAGTAAAGCATTACCCTCACTTTATGTAAAGTTTTAGCTTTACTTTATGTAAATCATAAGCGCAATTTACTGCACTTTTTGTCGCAAAAGTCCTTTATACGACACTTTTTTGTACGTTAAAGTGCGTTTTATGACACATTATGCACAAATGGATGTGCACTTATTACTTATAATTGCACGTATTTGCGTGCAATCTGCATACATTTTCAGGAAAAATTCATGCAAAAAACTACTACATGACAATATCATTTTATAAAGTATCTAATACCATCTATTGTAGGATGCGTGATAAGGGTGTTATGGTTAGAATGTCTACAGGCATTAAGGCTCCCGAGCTGCTGACCATTTCAAGAAACAGGTTCGTTGGGCCAATGGCGTACAAGTACAATGCTACACTAGAAAAACAGGCTGCCGTTATTAGGGGCCTGTACGAAGAGTGCTTGGATATAAATGCTATAAAGGATAAGTATAAGACCCCTGAAACTGAGGAAGAGAACTATAACTTCGATAAGCTATGTCAAAAGTATATCACCGATATCAAGGTCGGTAACATTAAGACAAAGCAGAAGCACCACTTCCGCCCATCATCCATCAGCGCTTACGCATTCGCCATCGATAGCTACGCTAAGTTTTGCTTGGTCCACGGGTCAATAGATTTAATGAAGATGTCCTTAGACAATAAAGACCTAAAGGCGAAGAAGATTTTAGCGGATAAATTTAATCTGCACTTTGACAAGTTTGTTTCCCACATGAAGAATGTAGAATACAAACTAAACACTAGGGTGAATGTAGTTAACATGTTGTCTATAGTGTTAAACCACTACAGAGATGAGTTGTTCTTGCAGCTACCAAAGATGAGCAAGTTGTCAAGTCAGGACGCACCAATCATAGTTCTGGATGGCGATTTTCTAAAGAGGTTTGTAATGGATGACCACGGCCTATATAAAACATTCAACGCCAATAATAAATTTATGTGGGAGATGGCTGCCACTATGCTTGTAACATCCTTCAGGATATCAGATGCTGCAAGCCTAAAGGCGTCGGACATGATGGTGAAAGGCAAGGAAGTGTTCTTGGTTAAAGAGAACCAAAAGACCGGAGAGGATACCACAATGCCGCTACCCGAAAAGTATACCGATGTTATCATGCATAACCTATCCGTATATCAATCTGTTTATACCCCCATTGGTGCCCCCGAGCCGCAGGCATTCTTCCGTAAGCATATCAAGGAATTCTTTAAGCAGTATCCCGAGATGCAAGAGGAAGTGGCGGTGAGGAAGGTGGATATTAATGGCGATAAGGTGGCTGAATCTAGGCCCATGTACGAATGGGTGCACCCACATATGCTGAGGAAGACGGCCATCACTACCATGCTAGCTAACGATGTAAGCCCTGAGCACGTTAAGTTTGCATCCGGCCATAAGCCCATGTCCAATTCCTTTAACAGGTACGTTGGCTTTGTTGACAGACACTATAAAAGTCAGATCACAGACTACCATAAAAAGATGTTCGGATAATTCACCCCCTGTTATTCCTGTAAGTACAAATAAGCTATTATAAGTTTGCATTATCTATTAGATACCTGTAGGAGGGATATCGAGATACAAACTTAATCTTACTGCTATTGCAGTTTACTTTAATAGTAAGCCCAGTGTCCCTCCTACAATAATGGCACTGGGCATTTTTTTGTCCCTAATAGACCCTACCATAAGGCCCCACCCATTCACAACGAATGGCTCTTATCTTAGGTTGAAAGTCTAGGACCTCTTCAGGAAGCGATCAAAGCTGCGGGGTGTGTGTTAAATGGATAGGCAAGGATGTTAGCATTTTCCTCTATTCAGCCAGTCTCAGGGAGTATCAATGCGAAGTAATCGGTCACACGAATGTTTAAGTTCTCGTCGGGAGGGGAGGGCTTAAGCATTTGTTTGTGACCAATCTAAAAAGAAATCATACAAAGTAATCATGATATACGTAACAGGTGACATCAAATACAATACAGAACTATCCCCATTAGTTGATTACGATGATGATCAAATGGAGGAATTAATGACTAAGATTCAAGACTTTATGGATCTGTACGCCATAACTAGAGTTGACATATCTATAGACCCGTACAAATATTTACAATATAAAAAAGAAATAATATGAAAACAGCAATGCAGAAATTAATAACTAATCTTGAAACAATGGGTATCACTTTCCCACAAGGGATTCAACAAACATTTTTATCTATTGAAAAAGAGCAGATAGAGCATGCTCATGCTCATCATAGATGCTTACATGACAAAACAATGGAGTGTACTATTGAGGCATATAAAAGTGCAGAAAAATACTACAACCAAACCTATAAACCAGAAACAATATAAGATTGAGTATTTATACTTAATATTAATTAAATTAATTAAATCAACTTTGTACTTTATTAAACCAATTAAAACAATAAACCTATGAACACATTTTATGTAATTAAAGACCTTCGTGATAACTCTTATGTTGCTTATGATTTAGAGTCGTATATGACTATAAGTTCTGCTTACGAATTTGATAGTGAACAAGATGCCATTGAATTTGCAGCAAATCACTTTGATTCCTATTCCAAATTTACAATAGAAAAAGTATATCAAATTAACCAAAACAAATAACCTATGAAACTATATACAGAAGAACAAGTAAATAAAATTGCAACTCAATCAATGAGTTTTGGAAGTTATGATAATTCCATTACACCAACTGAAATACTCGATAATGAAAACATATACACAGAACAACAAATAAAAGAAACTTTAAAAAGAATGGGACTTGATGTAATAGTAAATGAATTTTTTAAAAAAGCTGAACCAATAGAATTTAACCAAAACAAATAACCTATGAAACTATATACAGAAGAACAAGTAAGGATAGCAATTGATATTGCTTTAAATGGTATTAATCAATATTATACTCCAATTATTGACAGAATTAAACCAATAGAACTACCAAGTGATGAGGAGATAAGAAAAAGAGGGTGGGAAGATGCAGATGCAGAAGATGATATAGCTTTTTTTGTTGGCGCTAAATGGATGAAAGAACAAATACTTGGCAAAGAGGATAAAACTTTTAAACAGAAGTCTAAATGGACAGAAGTAGATAATGCGACTAGACGTTTAAAATAAGAACAAATACTTAATCAAAGCAAATAAACATGGAACAAGATATAAGAGATTTACAACTATTGGATACTTTAGAAGCAGACCATAGATTTTATGATGCAGAATTGGTATTTGGTATTAAAGGACAAAAAGCATTAACAGTTGGTCAAATGGTAGCAATGGAGAAAATGTATATAAATTGGAATAAATGGACTATTAAATTAGCGGTTTGGTTAATTAATAAAACAAAATATGAAGATTAAACGACAACCTATGAAAACAGCAATGCAAGAATTAAAAGATTGGGCTAATCAATATAAAGGTCAAATGATTTCAGCAGACCAAGTAGTATTACAGGCACATAAATTTCTTGAAAAAGAAAAAGAGCAGATAATAAATGCTTATTCAGATGGTGCTAAAGGTGGAGCTAATGGAACTAAAGGTCAACACGAATCTGGTTGGGTGTCTATACAGACAAAAGAAAAATACTACAACCAAACCTATAAACCAGAAACAATATGAGCGTAGAATGTGTATGCATCAATGATGCTGGTAGACCAAAAGAGATACCAATTAACAAATGGGTTAAGAAGGGTAATGCATATACAGTGATATTCACCGTTACAGTGCTACCACAGAAGGAATTAGGAGTACAATTAGCTGAAATAGAGCTTACAGACAGAGAATTACCATACGAGTACTTCTTAGCCAATAGATTTGCTTTTACAGAGGAGAATTTAAAAAAGCTAATTGAATTGATTAAGGATTGCTCTGATATAACATTCTCAATGGATGAATTATTAAAACAAACAGAATTAACTGAAGTTTAAAACAATATGGGAACAAGAGTAAAAGTAACTTATATAGCTGTGGATGAGTATAAACCTATACTATCTGCTTCATCTTTTGAAGCAATTAGAGAAGGCTTAGATGAGTATTATGGTGTAGATAAAGGAGAAGCTAAATGCTTAGGATTTACTCCATACATTACAAAATACCCTGATGATTATGAAGGTCATTATTCTTATTCATATACAATGAAACAATATGATAAAGAAGTAACTAATATAGATGTAATTAAGATTTACTGCGTTAATTATCACCCACATACAATTTATGAAATTTAAACAAATGGCAACACCGATCCAACGCATAATACAAATGAGGTCATCGCTTAATCAAAATGATTTTGATACGTGGCTACTAGATAATGCTGCGGACCTTATTGAAAAAGAAAAGATGTTCTTGTCTGACGCCATGATGTACGCCTTTGATGAGGATGGACACACCGGCACATGGAAGAAATCTGTTATCGATAAGTACTATAAAGACAAGTATTGTCAATAATAATGTTAATAACCACGGCGTTTATCTAGTCCATAGTTGCTAACTTTATCAGCGTGAAAATAAATTACGACTATAGTAAAGACACTATGACGATAGATGGTACAGAGTACCCTCTTCGACCTTACCGCAAGTGGTTGATACAGAACCACGAAGGACTATGCGCGGGTAGTTTTATCAAGGCAATCACCGTCGGCGATATTACAAAGTACACATACGATTGGGATACCATATATTTTAAGGCCGCCCAATACGAATTCTTAAACCAATATTTAAAAACTATATGACCTACCTACAACCACTCCTCGAGAATTTAAAAAAAGAAATCCCCTACCAATGGCGTGTTCAATCCCGTAATAAGGATAAGACTAAGGCCATCTGCTCTGCGTACATAGATGCCAGAGATGTAATGAACACTCTAGACAAGTACTGCGTACATGGATGGCAGACAGATGTTAAAGAGTTAGCTGGGTTTATTTTCTATGGTATTGGTATTGAGGTCCCCGAGCTCACCTCAGAAGGTAAGATGTCAGGCTTTAGCACAACCCTATGGCGCTGGGATACAGGCGCAAGAATCGAAGATAATGAGAAGGATAATATGTACGAGCAGGCTGGCAAATCAGCGGCCTCAGATGCCCTTAAAAGAGCAGCAGTGCAGTGGGGCGTTGGACGTTTCCTTTATGATCTACCGACCGTGACCATGCCATGCGATCAGTATGGTAATGTGGTTGACGAAAGAGGTCAGAGAGTATGGGACCTAACTGAACATATCAACAATAGAAAAGGTAAGACAAAACCTGCAGAACCTAAGCCAGCAACTGCCCCTGCGGAGCCTCAGTCTTTTAGAGATGTGATCCATGCAGTTGCCAAATCAAGTACTAAAACGGCGCCAAAACCGGAAGTGCAGGCTACTGAGATCGAAGAGAAGCCGCCACTCACCCCAGATAAGTTAGATGCCATGATGGAATTTATTAAAGATGGCAAGATCGATCAGGTTATTCAAGCGATGGACAAGTACAAATTAAATCTCGCACAGAAGACCACACTCAACGCACTTATCAAACAAGCTAAAAAGTAGAAATGAAAAAACTAAAACTTACACCGACTTCGAAACTAACGGAGTCGGAATGGCAGAGCCTTCGCCAAACTTTCACACTTAAGGGAATGGTTGGTGGATCAGATGCCGGAACCCTTCTTGGTTGGAACAAGTGGAAGTCACCCATATCTATGTACTACCAAGCACTAGGACTATCCCCTCTACCTAACATCATGAATATTGAAATGGCGATGGGTAAAATGCAGGAGGATAATATTGCTGATTCATGGCAGTACTGGGATGGCGAAGAGGCGTTCATTAAAAATATAGTTACAAAGACTAAGGTCCGCAAGTATAAAAAGATTAAAGCAATCATTGAGAACCCAAAGTACCCTAACCTATTTGCAAACATAGATGGGTTGATCACACAGCACCCAGTTCGGGGGAAGAAGAAAGGTATCCTAGAGATCAAGAAGATCAACGGCATGACAGTGGATACTTACATCGGCGGCATACCACCACAATACATTGCACAGGTACAACACTACATGCTAGTATGTGATCTAGAGTGGGCAGAGTTATGTATGCGTGTGGATGGTAGACAACTCTTAGTTGAAACGATCGACGCAGACTTTGAGATCCAGTCAACGATACTTAACGAAGCCAATAAATTCCAAGAGAGAGTTTCAATGGCGGTGGACGCCCTAAAATCTAGTGGCACTGATGACAAAGATGAGATGTACGGGATAGCTGCGCAGTTCGAACCGGATGCAGATGCTTCAGATGACTTTAATTATTTCATATCAGAGAAGCACAAGCTCAGAGATACTGAGGTTACTATTCAGGGCTCAGCAGATCATCAGCAGATGGCGGAGGAGTACAAGAGGATAGCTGAGAGTATTAAGGAAGCTGAATTACAAAAGCAGTTATACCAAAACAAATTAAAGCAGGTGATGGAAAAGGATGGCGCCAGTATTATGCAGTTGCCAGAAGGTAAAATCACTTGGAGAAAATCGTTTCTAATTAAACTAAACAAATAAACACTATGACAAAACTTAAAGATTTAGAGAAAGCAATGAGACCCCAGTTCGTATGGAGCTCAGAAAAGTTTAAGCCTATGCAATTGAATGAAGAGATTGAAGGCGCAAAGGACCTAGCAAGAATGGTTGCTGTTGGTCTTGCAGACATGCACGGATTTGATTCTGTAGATGTGATGAACTACCTAGACATGGAGTACGAATCACACAGAAACAAATTAAAGCAGTTCAGAGAGAACTACAGGGAGGCGTTAAGGAGAGTAGAAAAGGAAACAATATTCTTAATAGACGATCCTATTAAAAAGTTCTACTGCAAAGTTCAGTTATGTTTAAATGCTATTAAGTTTAATCATAGTACAAACCCATACCTTAAACTAAACGACTGGATGAACTATGAATAAAGCAACATTCTACGGGAGAATCATAGAAGTAAGTGAGCCCCGTGTCTTTACTAAAGACAGAGAAGAATACTCTTATAGGACTGTTGTGTTCAATATAGCTGATCAAGAATCAGGATACCACGCAGTTCCGGGGAACTATATAGCAGCTAACGATTGGGAGGCTAGACCTCTACCATCTATTGGCGAGCTTACAAAGTTCTCTGTAAGGATAGCATCAGAAAGAAATAAAAAGATGCCGGAAGTTTTCTTCCACAAAGTTAACCTTCAATCGGTAGAATCGTTATGAAGATGACAATTAAAAACTCAATGTATGAATACTCAAAACTACCTACAGAAATTTGCCAGTAAAAAAGATGCGCTAGTATCTATAGATCAAATTCTACACGAGCTGCAATATCATATAGAGTATAGTGAGCAGATCGATCACAGGATTGTATACTGGGTTAAAATGAAAAAAGAAATAGAGTCTTTTGATGACAGGGATCTAGCTAAGGATGTTATAGAATACTTCAACGAAGTCTCAGGCAACAAGTACAATAATACTGAAAAGATAAAGGCTATTATACGCCAGATACCTAAGGTAACATTTGATCAGTTTCAGTCTGTTATTTTACACAAAGCAGAGACGTGGGGAAGGGATCCTAAAATGAAAGAGTACATGAGACCTGCAACGCTATTCGGAAGCAAACAAAAATTTATTACTTATCTAGAAGATAGTACCAACTATTGGATTCAAAAACAAAAAACAAATGGTTAACAACGAAGTAAAAAAAGACATCCACGCTTTAGAAGACAAACGCGAAACGATTGAAAAAAAGATACAGCTGATGTATGAAAAGCTAGATAAGTTAAAAACAGACATAGTACTACTAGACCAAAAACTAAAACCTTTATACAAAAAACTATATAAATGATCGAAAGACTCCGGCAATTAGGGATAGAAGTTAGAAGCGGTGCACGAGGGGATGTTAAAACAACATGCCCAAAGTGTAGCCCTACTAGAAAAAACAAGACCGATCCCTGTCTATCTGTTAACGCAGATACTGGAGTCTGGAATTGTCATAACTGTGGATGGCATGGTGTTGTAAAGGCGCCAAAGAAAGAATACAATAAACCACAAAGTGAGCTAAAGAAATTATCGGACTCTGTTGTTAAATGGTTCGCAGCTCGGGGTATATCTAATCAAACGCTTTTACGATATAAGATATCTGAAGGATCAGAATACATGCCACAGGCACAAGAACAAAGGAACACAATACAATTTAATTATTTCTATGAAGGCGAATTGGTTAACATTAAGTTTAGGGATCGTGAGAAAAACTTTAAGCTTGTTAGTGGCGCTATGCTTTGCCCTTACGGGATTGACGTCGCTCTTGATAATAGCAACGATGAACTGGTTATCGTTGAGGGTGAGATTGATGTCTTATCGTTTTACGAAGCTGGGATTAAGAATACAATTAGCGTACCTAACGGCGCGAGCAAAGGGAACCAAAAGCTCGAGTGGCTGGAAGATATCTACGGACTCTTTGAAGGAAGAAGAATTCTATTAGCCACAGACATGGATGAGCCGGGCGTATCATTACGAAATGAACTAGCCCGCCGGTTCGGAAAATCTAATTGTTGGGTAGTATCACTACCAGAAAAGGATGCAAATGAAACCCTAGTAAAGCATGGCAAGGATGCGCTAATGGAATGTTACAATAGCGCTACGCCATACCCAGTAGAAGGTGTAGAGGATGCGAACAGCAAATCGATGGATCTTCTTGCGCTATACGATCAAGGGTACCCTGAGGGTTGTGATGCTGACTGGGGTATGGATGATAACTTTAAATGGTTCCCAGCTCAGGTTACATTAATAACAGGTATACCCGGGTCCGGTAAGACTACATGGCTCAAGAATGTTTTAGTTAGGCTGGCAGACAGGCACGGATGGAAGAACTTAATATACTCAGCCGAGGAAGCCAACACAGAGTTTGCGCTTGCTGACTTGATATCTATTCACACAAACAAATCATTCTTCCACTCGCCGTTCACTAAGCGTGTAACTAAAGAGGAAGTAGAGCAGCTTACTCCGTTTCTATCAGAGCACTTTAAGTACTACAAGCTAATGGATAATGACCTTACTATTGAGGGTGTTATTGGCAAGGCAGAGGAGATGGTAAAGCGCCACGGAATAAACGCACTGGTGATAGATAACATGAGTACTATTGAGAGAGGCATGTCTAAGAACTCTGACAATAGGCACCACACGATCGGCGAGATGATGGGTGATATTGTAAAGTTTGCTAGAAACTATGGCGTACATGTATTCATTGTAGCCCACCCAAAGAAGATGGCTAAACTGAATGGCAAGTATGATCTACCTACCGGATACGATGTCGGAGATTCTTCTCACTACTATAACAAGCCTGACAACGGACTCACCGTACACAGGAACAGGGAGACAGGATTTACCGAAGTGCACAGATGGAAGGTAAGGTTTAGGTACACTGGCCAAGAAGGTGTAGACTATTTTAAATTTGATATTAACACGAGTAGGTATTCATCAACACAAAACGTAAACGATGGCAGCGACAAAACGAAGTTCAAAGGACAGCCGCTCTCCCAAGGAGATTACGGAAGACTTATCAAAGCAGGTTCTTTGTAAGCCACTATGGAAGGCTACTAACAATGGGGGCAAGGTAAGAGAATGGGTCGTTGATTGTAAGGGATTAGATTTAGTTAGGCTTACTTTAGAAGATGAAGTATCGCCAGACAAAACATTTTACATGAAGGACCCACTAAGATCTAACTTCTTTTTAGAGACTAAATTCCATCCCTTAGTTGAGTGGGATAGCATACTTGAATTTATACAAACAAAAAAATTATACACCAGATATGGCAACGAGAGGAAAATCAGCGAGACAGAAGGGGCATACGTACGAACTCCAGATCAGAGACTTTTTTAAGGATCTTGGATGGGATAAAGCAGTAAGCTCCCGATCTGAGTCAAAGAACAAAGACGATCAAGGCATAGATCTATGCTTTACAGACCCGTTCAATGTTCAATGCAAGGCTGTTGAAAACTTAGGAAGTATACACAAGGTGTTAATAAGTATGCCTAAAGATCAAAATTACAATTTAATTTTCCATAAAAGAAATAGGCAAGGCACGATTGTCGCCATGACACTAGAAGACTTTAAGGAAATAATTCAAATGTTAAAATCAAATCAGGTCCTATGAAAATAGAATTAGATAAAGAGCACGGTTCCGAGTACGTGCTTGGCATTGCACTGTGCTACTTGCCTGATAATAAAAGCATAGTAATTGCTATCGGAATATTCAAACACACATTTTCAATAACAATAAAAATAAACTCCAAATGAGTAACGAGAAAATCTACGTAGGTCGTGTTGAAACCAAAGAAAACAAGTTCGGCGATTTAGAAACCAAGATTGGTTTAACTGCTGAGAACTTACAAGTGTTAACAGAAAACCTAAGTGAAAGAGGATGGGTTAATCTCACCCTTAAAACAACTAAAGAAGGTAAGCCTTATTTACAAGTTGACAATTGGAAACCTGCTGGCGCTCCTGCAGAGAACCTACCATTTTAATTAACAGGGGGACTAACCATCCCCCTTTTTAATCTTACCCTATGAAACAAGTACACCTAAATTTTGGAGAAGGTTTTTCTCACGACTTCAATATTGAGACTGAGAAAAAAAAGAATAAAAATTTTACTAAGCTAGTACGGACCACAAGTACACAGTGGACCAAAGACGCTAGAGGTAAAGTAACTGTTGATATTACAGACGATGGTAGTGGTTTAGAAATTGAATTTGAAAGGGGTACAAAAATAAGCCTTGACTATGATGAGGCGGAAGAGTTATTTATTCTTCTTACACAACTTGAATTCACCCCATTTGAAATTAAAGAAACTAAAACTACATTCGCATGGCCGGGAAAATAATTAGTTTTGACTATGACGACACTATCGTCTACGCCGACTACCCAAACATCGGCACAATTAAACCACACGCAAGAGAAGTTATCAATAACCTGTACAATCAGGGGCACACTATTATTATCTGGACCTGTAGGTCTGGTGAGCATGAAACAATGGCTGCAGATTACCTCAGATCGTTGGGCGTAAAGTTCCATCACATTAATGAGAACCATCCAGATAACATTGTACAGTACGATAGCGACTCTAGAAAAATATTTGCTGACATCTACATAGATGACAAGCAGCTCGGGGGATTACCTGAAAGCTGGTTAACTATAGATGAAGTATTACAAGAACAATTAAAACGTATCAAATGATTATAGGCTTATCAGGCTACGCTAAATCCGGGAAGGATACGGTAGCTGAAATTATACAGGATGCACAACCCAACAAGTGGGAAGTAAAAAAGTTCTCTGGGAAGTTAAAACAGATTGCCTCTATACTTACAGGGTTTCATCCTAATTGGTTCGAAAATCAAGATTTTAAATCCTCAATACTAGGCGAGGAGTGGTGGAAGAACTATGGAGACTTCTACCATCAAACAACCGTAAGGGATTTCCTGCAGATCCTAGGCACTGATGCTATAAGGAATGGGTTGCACAACAACGCATGGGTAAATGCTCTTATGGCGGATTATAAGCCAGCTAAAATGGATCAGTATAATCCATCAAACTGGATCATTACAGACTGCCGCTTCCCTAACGAAGCTGAAGCTATCAAAGATCGTGGTGGTATTATCATCAGAATAGATCGCCCCGGAGTTGAACCAGTCAACGCTCACCCATCAGAAACCGCATTAGATCACTGGGACTTTGATCACAAGATCGCCAACGTATCGGACTTGGTGGCGCTAAAGCAAACAGTTGAAGTACTATTAAATAAAATATAATGCCAATAGAAATAAAACTTAGCGACCCTCTAACATTCCGCTTTACAGAGAATGGAGAGCAGGTTGGGCCGCCTATTAGTACGGCAGGATCAACATTGCTTAAAATTTTAGATGGTACGTTTCAAAAGAACCAATACACAGGTCCATTAAAGGATATATACATAGCTCTCTCCCGAGCTGTCGAAGAAGGCGATCAACTTAAGATCGGTATAGTCCTCGGTCAAACCCTAACCAAACTAGAACAAATTATCAATGGCAATTAAGTTAACTGAAACCCAAACAGAGTTACTAAATCTTTTATACGCTAACGTCGTCAACGCAAATGAATATTGTGAGGCCCTGCTTAGTGACGGCGACCTGTTCAAGGGGATAAAGGAAGAGTGCATAAGGCCAGTGCATGTAAAGGTGAAATGGCTAAAGCAATCCCTTGGATTAAAGGTCCCTAGGGATAAGGTTAAGGATAGAGATGTTGCCTTTAGCGATCCTCTTGTTTATGATGAGGTTGCTAGGCTTATGAGCTATATGACGCCAGAAAAAAGGCAGCAGGTAGAAGACTTTGCAAAGTCAATTCTGGCATAGTTATTGATAATATATATAGACTAAACGCTGAACCCCAAACCGAGTAAAATAAAAAGCCCCCAGATCGGGGGTTTTTTTATTATCTATATTTAGATGTTTTCTCAGCTATCTTATCTGGCTGTTTTATTAGATTAGTACGTAGTTATTAGCATCTACTTTCTTTGCATTGTACAATTCAAGTAGCTCTCTAACAGACTTGCCGAATGTCTTTTGGAAGTGTGGCATATCTAAAAACTTCCAGTTGCCACCCCATTCCCATCCATACTGCTTAAATATTTCGGCGATCTCAATCCAATCAGATTTGCCATCACCATCGTAGTCACCTTTGGTATCCCAGCTAGCTGTCTCATATGTGCCATTACCATCTTTATCGATTAGTAGCACAATGTCAATAGCTAAACCATAGTTGTGGTACGACTGACCACCTTTAGCCTTAGTAACTACAGCTCCGGGCTTTGTTCTACCTTGAGCGTACAGGGCATCCTGCTCTGCTATTGTTCTTAACGTAAAGGCAAATCTACATGCAGCCTTACCTGATAAGGCATTACATATCTCTTCGTAAATTTTACCTGCCTCTTCTCTTAACTTTGGGTGCAGGAGTTTAATCCTGTCTAATGTTGCTTGATCTTTCATACTTGTTTATTTGTAGAATAATTCTCCCATTGCTTCTGCTCTTGCACCTGACACAATATTACCTGACCACTTGGCTAGAGTCTTTCTTCTTTCCTTTTTATCTTTGATAGCTAATATCTCAGCAGCATCTGCCCACTCTTCCTGTATTAACCTCTTAGTTATTTTACCAGAAAGCTTTGTGAATTCATAGTACTCTTGATCCGTCATTGGTCTACTTGATCCATCGTCAAGTAGTATGGTTCTCTCTTGAGGCTTACCTATGAATACTCCGTTCTCGTTAAACACACTCAATATCTCATCCTTACTTGGCACCCCTACTGTTACAGGCAACAACTTCTCAGAAGTCTTAGGTGTAACAGGTTCGCCAAACACATCTAAGATAGGATTTAATCCGTCATTTAGGTAAGGAATATCACGGTATAATCTTTCAACACCCTTCGCCGCCTTGATAGGATTATCCCCGTACTCATTTATCATTTTAATTGTCTGCTGAGTAAAGTTAGATATGCCTACAGATTTAGCTTGATCGGATCCCCAACTGATTAATCTATCGCCAATGTTAGATGATTGGTTATACTCCTGCTTAGGGCTTATAATTTCTAACATGTCTTGAAGACCTTTCATTACAGACTTGTCCCATAAAGAGTTAACAAATCCTGCCATTGCAATCTTAGATTGTGGTGTTGGTTCCTTAGAATCTACATACTTAGCTGCATCATGCTGAGCTCCAATAGAAGCTAACACTGGCATGATTGGCCAATCTTTGTAAGATATATATCTACCATCCTTAAGCTTAATAGAATAAGGTCTCCATCCACTCTTCATTAATTCAAAGTTCTTTTGAATATCTCCCGTACCATTACCTGTTATTTCAAATAGATCATCCTCATCGTCTCCAGTTAATCCTGATAGAAGGATATAAGTACCTACCCCAATACTAGCTTTGATGGCGAAGTCAGCTCTCTCATCTGGTGTTAATTTTCTTCTTCCAGACTCTGATGATGTTGACCCGGTAATTGCTTTCCAATAACCAGCGCCTGCATAGTTTAAAGAGTTCTCAGTTAAGTTAATAATGATACGAGTAAAAGGAATAAACATCTTTGTAACCTTAGTAGACTTTTGCATTGCAAGAGCTAGCTTGTATAAAGGTCTTGTAAAACCTTCTGGTTCGTAGTTTAAAGTAACCCTAGTACCATAATCCTCTGCCTGATTTGTAAGATTCTTATCTCTACCCTGCTCCATGATTTCATAAACACGGCGCTTATATCTTCTGCTACCATCAACATACCCTTCTTTGGTGGCCTGCTCTTTAGCTGCAGCAACATTCTCGGGTGTGTTATTAAGGATCTCATCAACACGCTTTCTAATCTTCATGTCAGGGTTTGTCTTGCCTTCCTCCTTAGCTATATTATACGCCATCATTCTGGCCATAGCTTCTGTGTTAGATCTAGAGAAGGCAGCATCTGTAGCCGCTAGTGCACGCCCTACATACTTCAAAGCCTTAGGTGATAAACCACCAGCATAATCCATTGCCTTACCAACCTTACCGCCAAGTAGTTTACCTAGCTTTGTTTGGGTCCAAGAGAAGTATTCTAATAGATTATTTTCTTTATACTTGTCAGCATCTTGAGCTGCAAGTCCTGTCTTTAAAATATCAGCACCCTCAATGAATCCAACTCTTACGCCGTTTAAAAATCCTTTCATGGCATATAAGAATGGAGCTGGGCTCTTAGCTTTAATTGACTCTCTGATACCAGTAACGCTTCCTTCAGCAAATGTATTCCATAAGTTGGCGAAGAAGTTGGTAGACTGAGTAGTGATACCACTCAGGATGTGAGCGTACCAGATAGCTTCTAATATATCTGTAGGTCTAACAGGAGTTATGGTTCCTACATAGTTAGCTAAAGCGTATGTAGCTTCGTCTTTAGGTAAGCCTTCCTTAGCTTGTTGTAAATCTTTAGCTAGTTTTACTATATCCTCTCTTTGCTTTTCTGTTAAAGGAGAACCCTTTTCTTTTTCTACCTTAGTTAAAATATTTTTAGTAAAGTATTCAAGCATAGAAGGAGACCCTTTAGCGTTCTCATAGAATCTTCTGAACGCTTGTATAGCCTGACCAAGCTCAGTACCAAGCGGCGCAATCTGATTAATCAACTGTGCCTGCTTCTCTGATAGTCTAGCAGCTCTTTCAGTATCACCGGCCAACTGTGCCTTATTAATCTCTATGTCTATGTTATCCATAGCAGCACCAGACATCCATACCCTAACTCTAGGAGGTATATCTGTAGGTTGAGTTAATAGGTAATCTAAAACATCTTCAGGGTTCTTGCCTTCAGTGTATGCTCTAGCTTCTTCAGCTGTCTGCTTATTAGATATTTGGAAATACTTCTTAGCCTCTTCGTTAATCTTAACAACTGTATCTATGTTTCTTGCAGGGAAAGTTTTAGCAAGCCCCCGAGCTCTCTCGCCTTCTTCAGTTTCACCAACTATATCTTCCATTGTAGGATTCAATGCTGGATCAAACTTAACATCTTCAATTAATCTGATAGCTTCTACCTCACTAAGACCCTTCTCTTCTTGAAGTACATTAGAGATTTCTGCGTCGCTAAGTACACCTAACATGTTAGCAATACTCTTTCTAGTATCGCCATCTATATTCGGTCCACCTACAGATAACTGACCAGAGTTCTGTGTTTTGAAGAACGCTTTAGTCGCTAGATCGGTAGCGTTATCAAGCATTGACTTATTAAAGTCAATACCCTGACCCCACTTATCCAACAAGTCTTTAATAACTTTTTGAACATAGTTTACTAATGTTGTAATGATATCGTTAGATAATGTTTGATTGTATTTGTATACCTTATCTTTAAACTCTTCTTTATCTTTAGCCATTACGCCAGATATCTTGTCTCTAAAGTTTTTGTTGACTAATAGCTCAGCCATAAACTCTTTAAAGTTCTGTAGTCCATAGTAATCACCAGCTGCTTTAGTGCCCTTAATTTCTGGGTGCGTAGCTTTTAAGTAATCGTATATGTCTTGTAAAGCTTTATACTCTTTAGTGCCTTTATATTTATTTACACTATCAACAGTAACCCAGTGTAACATCTCGTGCACCGTAGCGGCGTACTGATTGATGTAGTTATCTGTAGTGATACCAATAACTGGCTTGTCAAACATAGTCCTAGGACGAGAGTATAATCCAGCAACCTCACCAAGCGTATTGTTTTTACGATCTAGCGTATACATCTTAACCTTATCGGCGTTAGGTGTTTTAGCAATAGCTTTTAATATAGGTTGGTATGGACCCTCTACCTCAGCAAGTTTAGTTGCAAGAGTCTTTACATTCTCTTTATCTAGATTTTCAATTCCAAATTCAGATAGCGGCAAGTACTTTGTATTAACAGCCCATTCTACATTAGGTAAGTTGTTGAAATCTTTAAGATCCTCTAGAGATAATCCAGACGCCTTTGTTTGTCCACGCTTCTTAGCGTTAGGTTTAAACTTCTCTAGGCTAGGGTTTATTTCTACTTGATTAATTGTGCCCGGTTTTATTTTACTATAAACCTCTGGCTTCAACGCCTCTGTTGTTTGAGCCCTCAAGTACTTCTTACCTTTGATATTCCATTCTGCTACAGTCATAGGATATCCACGACCTGCCGCAGCTTTAGAAACCCAAGCAACTTGTTTGTTAGTATCGAACGCTTGCCCCGGGAATTGTTTTTCAAACATTCTCTTTGCAGGCTCGATCAAGTTAAGCGGATCCTGATTGAAAGGATATACTTTGTTTTTATTTACACGTACAACATATCCGAAATCTCCGGGTACACCCTGCTCTCTTACGTCAGGTCTAGTGTAGTACATTGAGATACCAATACCCGGACGCTCGTCCTTGCCTGTAGCTAAGTTTTTACCAAACTTGCTTGGGTCAATAACCTTTATGCTGTTAGGGCTGTAGTGATAGAACAAGTAGTTGCCCTTATCATCTTCAGTCATTTGTTTTATTGTAGTATCAGGTAGTTCTACCTTGCCAACTTTCTGTTGGATCTTATTGCTTGCCTTACTGAACTCGCCAGTATTATCGGTAGCGGATTTGATTTGATTAGGTTCGAACGCGATGTGCATTAAGTGAGGTTTCGCGTAACCTTGACCCTTACCTAAAACAACAATCTCTTTTGAGTCTACCTGAGTATCAATTATTACACCGTCATACCCTAGGCCAGTAATTTTATTCCTCCATTTATCAATATCCGTGTTATCAATATCTGTCCAATTATTCTTGCTGGATGTTTTTAGTATTGCGTTCTTGACACTTTCATAACCGTCAACAGTGTTTATTTTATCTATTCTTCCATCTGCATCATAAGAAAAATACCCAGCCTCAATTGGATTCTTCATGTTCAAGAAGACATTATACATATTGCCTCCAAAACTATCCGCAACCTTCTTGTTGTCTGTAAAGAAGAAACCTAAAGTCCCGTTCTTTGCCCCCGTATTAGTGCCTCCGTAGTCTAAACTATATTCATCAAATACTTGTCCTGAACCATGATAAACCACTTTAGGTTCGCCATTCGCATCCACAACCTTACTTGCATTTTTAGGATCTTTCTCCCAATCACCAAACCAGTTCTTGAAATTATTTGTCCTTACTTCTGCCCATTGATCAGGTGTAAGTTTCGTAGCCTTACCGTTAGGGGCCTTAAGGTATGTTCCGTTTTCTTTTGCTGTCTTAACAATAGACTCCATCTCAGCAAGAACTACTGCAGATTTCTTCTGCTGAATTTTAGTACCCGAAATAGGAGATGGTTTGTATTCAAAAGACTTTTCACCTTTTGTCTTATCGCCCATCACATACATACTACCTGCTAGCATTTGTGCTGCAGACTTTGTGTATGGGTTACCACCACTAGATATAATATCTTGAGGTGCAAATAATTTATCGATCTCATATGCGCCATCTAACAAGAAGGCGTCACTGCCGGGGAACTTAGCGTTGAACAAAGGATGTTTCACACCGCCAGCCGGATCAATAGATGCGCCTGCCTTAGTTTCAAATCCAGCTACTGCCATTCCCCACTTCCCTTCATTCATGTATAAGTCAACAAGAGACTTTTCTCCTATTTCATAGAATAGTTTTTCTTGGTTTAAACCTAACCTGTCAAATAATTGCTTGGCAATAAACTTAGTTGGCTTCTTAGATACGTAACCTTTATCGCCTTCCACTCCCTTAATATCTGCCTTCAGTGCAACGCCACCTAATAGGTTGCCTACGAATGCACCTCTTGCCTTGAAGCTTGCAGGCTTATTGTCATCACCAACCTTGTACGCCATCTCAGAAATCATGCCGTCGATAACTTTACTATCAGACAAGTCCGCTTTCTTATACTTATTTACAAAGTCATTGTAACCTTTTTCTCCAAATGCATCCTTAAGTAATACTAGATCCTTACCGAAGAACTCGTCCTTGAATTCTTTAGACTTTAATATAGATTTAGGTAATGTAGAGATAGCATCAAGAACATATCTTAATGAATATGAGTTCGCCATCATTGAAGTTGGCGCCTGTGTAGTTACTAATGTTACACCATCTTTATCACCGAAAACGCTCTTTAAATAGGTAGACCAAGTCTTAACTTTTGATGGTTGAGTTGTAGCAAAACCAACACCAGCATCTACGTTATCTTTTAATGATAAGTAAGCCGGTCCGCCATACATAAATATTTTCTTACCAGACGGTAGCGTTAATTCACCAACCCTAGTAGGATCAGAGTTAATTGCCACAGCCTTACCATCAAACTTTTTGTAAACATCTTCTATTGATTTTACAGGAAGCTTCTCAGTTTCCTTAGACTCGTAAACATCAATAGCAGGGGTGTCAGATATTTTTGCTTGAGGGGTCTTATTCATTTCCCCTGCAACCACAATCTCTGGCGTGTCTAGATTATTCTGATACTCCCTAACATTCTCTGCACCTACTACCTCTGAAATATCTTGACCAGTCTTTAATGCATTAGATATTTCCTTAGCCTTTTCAACAAACGCCTTTGCAGATGTGTCGCTTAATATTGGATCTAATCCAAGATAAGAAGCTACCTTATTTACAAAGTCAATTATATCTTGTCTTAAGCCCTGAGGTATTGCATCTAGATCTATCTTATTGTCGGCGATTAAAGCTATAGTTTCAACCATAGATTCATCAACCTGAGTCTCCTTACCTTCGTAATTCTCTCCGGCCCATTGAGCTACCGCTTTAATAGATGGATTCTTCTTAGCCAAATCAGCTATACCCTGCGCCATCTTATCATAAAGTGGGCGGTTCGTGTTCCTAATAATATTCATTACAGGATGAGAACCCTCATGCCATGCAATATTCCAATCGCCAGAATTATTAATCTCACTTAAGTTAATAGAAATCGTACCGTTGTCATCATTAAAGACTCCTTGTGTAGACTTCTCTTGACCTGTAGCCTTAGTAAACTCTTCTGCGTTCTGGTATACATTAAACTTAATACCGACCTTAGCTAAAGCTTGTGCAGCTCTATTAACATCAGATATTACTTTCTTGTGTATTGTTTTCTTAACTGTCACCTCACCAAGATCTGCTTGATTATTGGCGTCAATAGATATTGTTTGAAGCGGTAATGTCGCACCCTTAACTAGACCCTCTGTGTAAGCCTTTGCACCATCGTAATCGTTCTTGTCAAACACCTTTACTTCATCTGGCGCTAAGTCTTCTCTAGCCATGAATACTACATCAGGCTTGTTCTTTAGAGGAGAACCTTCTGCATCCCATCCTTCTGGTGCAAACTCTTCGTTAAATGGTAATCTTGCTACAACCTTATACCCAGCCTTTTCGTATTGCTTTGTTAGGTATATATCAAAGTTGTCCATGAATAGACCCCCGAGCTGTTTCATTTTCTCGATCATAGCTGGGGCTACATTCTTTTGTTTACTATCTGCAGATTTTACTATAGAAACTATTTCGCCGTTAGGTTTTAATACACCAACAGCTGTACCGTCGGCGCTCTTAATAAACTTACCGCCTTCTTTTTCTATCTTATCGTAGTCTTCTTGATTATAAACATCAACGCTAATACCGTTAATACCTAAAGATTTCTTAGCTTTATCCATTAACTCTGCAAATCCCTTTGCTATAGTGGATACGCCGAAATCAGATGGCTTAGCTACTTGCCCTTCGCCGCTGATATTGCTATCGCTAACATTTGCTCCCGGCTGCGCGGCTTGCCCTTGTTCCCCTTCTCCTTGCCCGACTTCTTGTTGTCCTTGTACAACTCCCTGAGGTTGGCCGATATCGCCGATTGTAGGCTCGACTTGCCCTGCGCTTTTACTAATGGCATCTTTACTTGATTTAATTGTTACTTCAGATTGACCTTCTAATATTGCACCATTCTCAGCGTCAGCTTGCTGTGCTGTTTGGTTTATATTATTAACAACACTAGATGGTAAGCCTTCCGTGTCTTTAGAATTCTGTTTTATGTATTGATTGAAAACATACTTCGCTTTGTTATCATCAGAAAGAGGTTTGCCGTTAACATCAAACATTGGCATAGAATTAATAATGCCGTTCACTTGATTTACGATACCCTTTCTTCTGTCAGCTTCTTCTTTGTTTATATCGCCAGCCTTTAACTGGTTATCTATACCAGCTATTGTGGTGTTCTTATTAAAACCTGCAGAGTATAAGTTAAATTTATCTACCATATTGGCGCTCTTAAACGCCATAGGTAAACCTATAATTTTTAATGGCAAGAATCCTATAGATGTAGAAAGGATTGTTTCTTTCATACCCTCGCCAATTGGTTTGCCTTGTCTTAAGTTATCTAAAGCTTGAGCAAGTCCTTCTTCACCAGACTCAGTAACTACATCTTTACCCTGCTCTAATAATACCTTACCAAAATTTCTAAAGGCACCTGTCTTATTAGCCATTAATTTTTTCCAATCGCCATCAGAAAGTTTTTCTAATAACTTGCCAGCATTCCCTGATCCAAAAACCCTTTTAATCTGTGCAATGTTATTGCCAAAAAGCTCTGTACTTGCATCTCCTAATGCGCCAACTCCAGCATCAAAGTATGGATTCTCAGAACCCTCTTCTTTAGCTTGATTAAATCTTTGACCGTAAGATTGCATTGCTGTAACGGCGAATAGATTTGATAACTGCCCTAATTTAGTGGCAGCACCATATCCACCAGTAGCTCCAGAAAGAACCATGGCCCCAATAACTTGTGGCGCAACACTCGTTACAGTGTTTAGTATGGCCTCGCCTGTCCAGTTAACCTTAGACTTATTAGGGTTTACTACAGTATAAATGTTGCCATCCTTTCTAGCCTGCTTTAGTATCTGAAACTTTTGCTTGTATTTTTCTTCATCAGAAATAGAAGAGTTGTCTATTTCATCAATCTTCTTTTTTACATCATCAGACACAGTTGTAAGAAACGGTCTGTTAATTAAAGATTGATTCTGAGTAGTGTAGTTTAATGTATTCTCTGTATTAGATTTAGCTAATATCTCTAAGTCGTTGTTTATTCTTTCTTGATCGTTTAAAAACAATCCGGCATACACTGCGTTAACTCCATCTTGGAAAGTACCAGATATAGAGTTTGCTAAGTTTAATGCAGCCTTTGTTCCCTGACCTAAAGTTGGTTTATTAATATCCTGTAATGTTCTATCTATTTCTAATGAAATAGCCTCTGGATATTTAGTGTACTGATCTTGTTCTAATTTATCTACATAGTCAAGCCACTTAGAAATGTTTTCTGAATCTGACTTTACTTTCTTTGCTTCTTCTGCAGTTAACTCTCCTCTATTAGCTTTAACTATAGACTCTTGTAACGCATTGTATCTCTCTGTTAATCCTGTCTTTAATATACCAATACCAGTATTCTCTAATTCAAAATTAGTAATCTGCTTACCTACCCCAGCCATTTCTCCCGTAGCTGCAGCGGTCGCTCTTTCTTGGAATGCCTTATATTTTTCTGGCTGGAATACTTTTATGTAATCTAAAGCTACACCTTGAGCTGGGTTCAAACCCTGAGCTTGCCAGTTTTCTATAGCCTTCCTGTCCTTTAATAAGAATGTAGAAATACCTTTAGCATCTTCGCCAAGGTTCTGCATTAATAAATCTCTTGATTCTGGATCTGCTGCAGTAACATTAAACACTTGTTGCTTTAAGTTACCAAGATTTTGTAATGCAGTAGAGTAGTCTGGCGACTGGTTAATTGCATTGTAAGATTTATTAACCTCAAATATCGCTTTGTTCTTTGCGTTAGGATCTCCAGCTTCTAAATAAGATTTCTCTTTTAATGCAGCTAGATTAACCCTAAGTATATCAGACGCCTTCTGGCGCTCGTCTTTTACAATAGGCTCGCCGGTAGGTGGGATAACATCAAACTTAGGTAATGAAGCGTCCTTAGCCTTTATCTTATACATGTCGGCTACGTAATTAAGTTCGCCGATTATTTTATTGTATTCGTTTGCGGTACCAGATAATCTAATCTTACCAGAATCTCCTTCAGCTTTAAACTTATCAATATTAGATTTATATTGATCAGCAAGTGTTTTTAATTCCTTGTACTTATTACTTAGATCTTCTGTTGATAACGGGGAGTAATCAACCTCTGTTGCCAAACTTGGCTGAGATACAGATAAAGAAGAATTTGATACAGATGTCGGAGTCTGTGCAGGTTGTCCCAATTGTGACTGAGACTTGGAGGTACTTTTTACAGTAACTTCTGGCAGAGTCTGCCCATCCAACTCTTTTTTTTTTACAGGAAAGAATTCTGGGAACTTGTCTTCAAACTCAACTTCAGATTTATACTTGCCACTATCTAATGTAGCAGAGTAATCGAACGCAGCTGATAAAGAATCCTTATTTAACTCAGGAAATTTATTTAATAATTCATCGTCACTTAATTCTGGGTTAGACTTAAGTGTTTCATGAAAATTCAATAGCGTTTGTTTTATATCCATTATCTTTCTTTTTATTATCTTTCAACACCTCTAACTTTCCCTTTTGATGGGTCGATGTAAGTGCCGTCAATAAAGTCATTCCATTGTTTAACTGTATAAACTTTAAGCGGTTTGCCGGGCTTTTCTCTTACGATAAATTGGTCTTCGCCACCCTTTATATTCTTAAGGAACACAACCTCAGATGGGCCATATGTCTTACCGGTACCAATACTCTTAAACAAAGGTAGTTCTTTAAATTGATCTGTAACAGTATATCTAATATTACCTTGACCAGAAGTTTCCTTTTTCCCCAAGAAGTTATCATTTAATGATACAATCTCCTTAATCCTCTGTGTTGGACTAACAAAGTTAGGGTCCGCTGTGGTAGGTTGATTAAAGATATTTATACTTGGCGGCTTAACTATATCTTTAGTTACGTCCTGTTGTTTAGATCCAGCTGTGTTTTCAACATAGTTAGTTAACCAAGCTCTCTTAATTAACTCTCTATTACCCGGATCAGAAATATCTACACTACCAATCTTTAATTTGTTTTGGGTAGACTTATCTTTATTATAAGAATCAACAATCCTATCTACTTGGTTCTCTAGGTAACCTTCCATTGGAGATCCCGGTTGAACAAAATAATTGTAAGCTGATTCGTCAAGGTAGCCATCCTTCTTTTTAAATTCTATATTACCAGTAGCTGTATTAACTTGCTGGAATGCTGGTGAATACTCAAGACTTTTCTTTTCAACATTTATAACCTTACCTCTTTGTGTAGTTACATCTACAGTTGTGGTTTTTTTAGGAGCATCGTTAATAGATTTTAAAAGAGCTCCCCCGACCTGCTGCATATCAGTAAAGCTTTTAGGGCTAGCTGCATATGTTTCTGTTATCCAATCTTTAGATGGATCTAAATCTTTTGCAGATTTAAGTTGTCCATTCTGATCGTAAAGTGCATTTTGAATTGTCTTTTTGAATAGCGTATCTACATCTATGCCAGCCTTATTGTTCATCTTTTGAATCTGAGATTCTAGACCAGTTCTAATAGCTGTAGTCTTGGCGCTCCACTGAGCAATATCGCCAACATTATTTTGTATGAATGATTGCAAATCCATTGTTGTAGGATTTGACTTTAAATATTCAGCAACCCTCTGTTGTAATCCGCTTATAGATGCATCTACAACCTGCTTATCAAAATCTTTATATAGGGCATTAGGATTTATTGTAGAAAGAACATTGAACTTTCTAACATCATCCTCCCTCTTCATTTGCTCCTGAATTCGTTTCTCTTGGCGAAGATCTTCCGCCATCTTGTAGAGCAACTGATTAGGGGTCTGATCGAATTGTATTGCTTGTATTCCGTCTGGCATTATAAAATTTTTAAAATCCTTTTGAGGTCCCCTTACCCGATAAGAGATTGATCAAGGCAGCATTCATATTCTTATCAGCGTTCTTAGTGCCCATATCTTGAGCGTTTGCCCCAAACATTGTACCAGCTAGATTTGTAGCTGCATTAACTATGCTCTGTTGGCCTGCTGTTTGTAAAGCATTCTTCTGACCAAGATCCATTTGATACTTTTGTGCCATGAATTGGTTAGCTAAATTCTCCTGACCTACATTAGTCTGTAGTGCGTTAAACAAGTTAGCTGTTCTTTGAGCTTGACCTGCGGCGTCTTGTCTACCTTGCTCCATTAAGGATTGGTTAGTCTGACCAGTAACGCCAGTTATAATAGCTAAAGCCTGAGACGGATCGATTGCGTTTCTTTCTACGCCAGCCAAAGCATTTGCTTGACCGCCTAATATAGCTTGACGACTCGCTTCTGCAAATGGGTTACGCGCATTCAATTGAGTTTGCGCTGTTCCTAGCATTTGCTTAGCAGCCTGACTTTCTTTTAAATTCCAATTTGGATTTATTGCTTTTGCTTGCTTCATCATCTGAGCTCCCTTAATACCTCCAAAAACGCTACCAGCGGTTTGAGCTACTAATCCAGCAATCATAAGTGGTGCCATAATCTTCTATTTATTGTATGCAAAAATGACCCAGAATTTGGGTATATCTATTAAAAACAGGGGGTGGTTTATACGGTCTGTCCGGTAGATCCGTCAAAGTCTATGTCAATAAACTTTGTAGATTTAAGTACTTGAGGTTGGGTGTATATAACCATAGCCTTACACAACTCACCTCTAATAACATCTCCGGTATATAGCTTATCGCTATAGTTACCAGTAGCGTTAGGCGACAATCTATCTCTGAATAGTTCAGAATAATTAACGCCTTCTTTAACAGAGAACTCTAAAGCCAACACGTCTGTGCTCTGTATGTAAGGAACCTCGGTTCTTACGTGCATACGATCTGGGACATCCCCTTCTATTGCTACGGTCTTGTATGTCTTAATACTATTACCAGCTTCACTATGAGCTACAGCTATACAAGTATCACACAATTGACCATAGAAACTATTGTAAGGACCGGCGTGCACATATGGTTTACCACCCTTAAAGGTTACTAACCTATTCCCAACCATAGTCATCCACTCGGGTCTAAAGCTGTATTGCGTAATCCACTTATCTATCATTGGCTGGAAAGCTATAGTACCACCTTGACCATCGTTTATATTATAAAAAGATCTAAGTAGTTCCGTAACAACCACGTTGCCGGTTCCAGAAGTAGCGGACTCTAGTCTTAGGTTTGTAGAACCGTTAGAAACAAAGTACCCTGTACCTCCGTTATTTATAATCTTTATATTAGAATAGAACACACTAACACCAGCTGGTGCTACTACCATGTATACCTTATCTAATACTGTCGATATTGTTAAGTTAGTTATATATAGCATATTAGCAGCTTGTTGTAGCTATCACGTAGCCATCGTTATCTAATTGTACAGAATACACAGCGCCAGTTCCATTAAGGCTTATTGACAACCACTTATTGTTTTGGCCTGTTATAGGGTACTGTAATCCTGTGTCGTTGTAAAGTCTTGTTACCCCACTTGGATGACCCTCTGCAGCGTATACGTATCTAGCTGTGTTGTAGTTTGAACAAGCAGTAGCAGATGTAGTATAGTAGTTGGCAGGTGCGCCATAACCATAGTATGATGCAGGAGGCTGAACTGTAACTGATCCACTAACAGCTACGTTAGTAGAAGCGCCGCCACCAGCAACGCCTACATTTTCAGGACCAAATGACCCAACTAATCTACCAGATTTTAATCTTACCCAAATTGTATTGTTGGCGAGTGTGCCGGTTCCTGTGTAAGGAAGCGTAACTACTGAAGAACTAAATCCTTGTAGGGCGTTTGTAACAGACACCTCAAAGTTTTGTGTAGCTGCGATTGCGATTGTGCCGCCGCCAGCTGTAAGATTAAGCGCCTGTATAGTGAACTGCTGAGCTATTGATGGCCCAAATCCTTCAACATAATCAAGCCCAGTGAGCGAGCTCGGGGTTGCAATAATTCTCGGAGTAACATTAGCAGTAACACTACCACTACAAACAACAGTATCAGATAGCTCTGCATTCTGCGTTTGACAATTAATAGTCTGAGAATTATAGTTACCTACAACTCTGCCAGCCTTTAATCTAACGTATACCGTACTAGATATAGCGCTACCCACCTCTGCTATAGAAACAGACTGAGAGAAAGCTGTATTGTTTAAAGACACCTCATAGTCCGTGGTGCCAGTAACAGTTGCAATCATACCTGTTCTTAAGTTTGTACCAGTAAGAACAAATGTCTGAGACGCAGATGGTCCAAAACCAAGTTCGTATGTAAAACCTGTAAGGGTTTCTGGAACCGCCACTAATGTAGCAAGCGCTAGAGTGTACGCATATGTATTAGACCCTAGCTCCATGTCTGTTAAAACCTCGTTCTGAGGGATAACAGTCATCCTTGGCATGTTCATCAAGTACTCCGTATGGAAAGGATCAACACCACCAAGAACCCTTATAGGGGAATTGTTATTCGCAAAGTTATAAGTCTCTGGCGATTTATAATAGTTTAATATATCTGAACCTATCTTCTTAAAGTACTTAGACATCTTTATTAGAGATATCTCAGATAGCCCCTGATTGTTGTATCTTACCCAGCTACCTTTAGTTGTATCAAAAAATAAAACCTCACCGCTCCATTCGTAAACACTCTCAGGGTTTATTGTTCCGTAGCTTCCTCTTAATATGTTAACCTGTCCTATTACCCCCGAGCTCTTTGCAATGAATGAAGATCCACTTGCATCGAATATCTGAGTCTCTCCTATGTACAAAGAAGCGGTCTCTTGTTGACCAATAGCTAACATGACAGTTCCCTCGAACTGAACCTTAGATGTGCTAATCAATTTTTCAATAGCGCCAAGATCTAATGGAAGTATTGATACAGATAATGCATCAAAAGAAACAAGCCCATTGTTAGCTGTGTTAAATACATTGCTATAACAAACTGCTGTGTTAAGTCTTTCAACCTTGTCATTTATCTCAATAGCTGCACGACCTGTATTGTCCGCCCATACTGTATAAATACCATCGTTATAGTTCATTGTCTCAACGATGTATGTTGTAGTGTCTGGTCGAGTTCTTGTCTTTAAAGTAACATCACCGCCAGTTGTAGAGAACAAGTCTCCATAAGTTCTTGTTGATGTACCCGGATTAAGTATTGGAGTTTTGTTTGCAATCTCGTAAAAGATTTCATTCTCAGAAGTCTTCTTTGGAGAATAAACCTCAACAATAACCTCATCGTTAGATGTTAATGGATTGCTGATTAATACATACTCAACAATAATAAAATCAGAATATGTATCTAAAACTCTAGATGTATATTTAACAAGACCGTTATATATGTTAACAAGATCGCCCTGTTGGTAAGAATACCCCTGACCAAATAAAGATAGATCAGAAGCTTTTATTGCAAGACCAAACACCTTTACGTTTGTTGTGTCTAATCCTAGAACATACTCACCAGCGTCATTCTTTGAAGCTACACGTAGCTCTGATGATTTAAACTGCTGGAAGAATCCTGTTCTCTTATTCTTTGTTCTAACTACAGAGAAGTATTTAGCCCAATCAGGTATTTCGTTTATTGCGTTTGCGTTACTTAATGTCCAGTTGATACCAATAGCGAACTGGCTATTAATCTCTGTTCTGTCTGGTACACTTATAGAAGGACCGGGAACAACACCGCAGAATCTACCAAAGTCGTCGTAGAATACAACGCCATACTTATAGCTAGAACCGCTTTTAAATACAGGCATACCATTGCTACCAGCTGTATTAGATAGCGACAGTGTAATAGATGTTGTATTCGGCGCGTCATACCCAAGTAGGATATCGCCCATGAACAATCTATTCTTTGTTATATCTAATGTACCAGCTAATCTTGGTACACTATCAAACGGCTTAGATGCCGTAGCATCGTCAACGTTAACTCCTAAAGTATTATTATAGTAGTCGAATTCAAGTGCTGTAGTGCCAGCGTTATGTGCAGCGATTGCAGCAGCATCCTTATCCGCATACCAAGTACGAACTATAGATAATTTACCACTGATACCAAACCTAACAGCCATCTCTATCTTTTCGATATCTGATGGTATTTTCTGTTCTAATGGTATAATGAATTTAAAGTAGCCAAGAGCACCTGCTGTTGGAAGTATAGTTGAATAAGTACAGAATGTACTGTACTCCTTATCTTTATAAACAAATCTATAAGTAGATTGGTATGTGTCGAAATTTAAATCATCGGCGCCATTGACTGTAGTATAGAATCCAACGTTTGCTGGGTATACTGGCTGAGGGCGTATGATTGTTATAGCTGACTGAGCAAGAGGTATAGTGTATGTACCTTCATTACTAACGTATGTAGGGTGGTTTGTTTTAATACCTCTCTCTACGTTTATTCTTCTTGGCTCATTGAAATCATCGGTCCAAAAGATAATGTTATCTATATGAGCTATGCTATGCATAAACTTAGATCTCTGGAAGTTTAACCCACCAGTTACGTCGGCGTTCTTAAGTACAGTATAAATTAAATCTGTATCAAAATCATAACAATAAACGCCATGTGATCCACTAGAGTTCCAGTTAAACCAAATGATTCTTCTGTTAGAAGTATCTTCGTACGCGCCAATTGTTTCGTTGGTGCCAGCAGGTAGATTAAATGTACTCCTAACGCCAAACTCATTAAGTGTCTGCGTCTTTTCTATAGTACCTTCTACGTTAGAAATTTTACCCACCTGACCATTCTCAGTTGTAGCAAAACGAATATTAAGACCGCCAAGATATTCCTTAGGATCTAATAGGTACTCTGCATCATCGGTGTTTAATCCACCGATAGGTATTTTCTTTGTATTTGGCATTAAGCATTTTTTATCGTAGGACCGTAACCGTATGCAAGAGATCTTCTTACATCGTTTATATCCATCGGGTTCATTCTACCTTTTAGTATTCTAAGCTGATTGTAAAATTCCTGCTTAGAAGATTCACGATCACCTAAGTTATATTGGCGACCATTATCTTTCATCTTCCATATGATATAAGCTTCTATGGTTGCAGAAGCATATGGGTGTATTGCATTAGATGCATCAATTGTTAAACCATCTGTTAGATAGTCCATAGTAATCTCAGTACCCTTATAGCTAGTGTCTAGTTGTATCTCATTTCTTTCTCTAACGATCTCGAATGAATGTCGAAAAGTAGGCTGAGCATTGTATATTCTACCCGTAAGTTCGCCTTTGTCATTAGCATAATTTGTATACCAGAGTCCGTCGAAGTTCGCTGGTAGATAATAGTTCTGCGATTCCACATCTGCGTAAGGTATTTTATTGCCTTGAGAATCAAACTTATTTAGGCGGTTAAAAGATTCTTTTGGACCCCATGGATCTATGTACTCACCAAGTTCTGTACCTACTCTTATGTAGTCAACAAAGTCGATAGGCAACGTGCACGCCTTATAGCTATTAACCGGAAGCCTTACGCTCTTTACATTCTGAAGTACATCAAAATTTAATTCACGTAAGCACTGTACGCCGTAGTGTAAGAATTGCAAATAGAAGTGCATAGGATATCCTCTAGACATCAACGCACCTCTCACTATATTATTTAAAGTATATACTTTCATTAGTCGTTAGTTTGTTTATCTGCTGGAGGAGCCTGAACAAGAATATTAAATACAGTCTGAACTATCTGAGCTTCCATATCAGAAGATATAGGTAGGATCGTGTAGTCATCAACAGTATTTAAATCAACGCCAACAAGGCGAATAAAAACATTATTAACACTCATGCCCGGTAAGTTCTTAGTAAACACAACAGTGCTACCAAATACTTCGTACCCAATAAGCCCACTAAGTTCGCCAAGTAATACCTGTGGTTTTACTATTCCGTATAACCCAGATGGGATAGGGATGAATGGTTCGTCAATAGCATCAGTCTTAGATATATGGAATACTCCAATATTCTTAGGAAGATTAATTGGTATTGACGGTAGAGTGCATCTACTTTTTGATGTCTGGTATGTTGTAACTGGAACAGATTCGTATGTGTAAATCATGCAGTTCGGGGGAATTGTATCACCCTCAGCCATGTTAACAGTAAACGTCTCAGTCTTCAACAACTGGTTAGCAACTTGCGCCACCAATAACTTAACATCATTGATATGAACACGAGCACTAATAACAGGATTACCTTTCAATAACCTCTGTATCTGTTCCGATATTTTATATTTAGTAGTTGCCATTATTGTCCTTCACTTATTTTTTGTTGAGCGAATTGTACCACATCACCAGACTGAAGATTCAATCCATAGTACGATAAAGCCTCTACAATTACATTATTAATATCAGCCTCATTCCATTCAAGCTGTGTAGATCCACCAGAGTTGTATGTGATAGTACGCCCTGATTGAGTGTACGCAAATAAAGGAACAGCTGGTCTCTTAAAGTAATAAACCTTACCAGCAGATGGCTGGTCGGGGAATAGCTGGATCTTCTTAGCGGCGTTCATAATTGCAATAGGATCATCTGTCGTTACCGGAATAACTTGAGAGTTTAATCTCTCTATCAACTCCTCTTCAGATAAAACCTGAACTGCACTAATTACGTTTCTTTGTAACTGATTGTTATACAAGCTAGTGTATAAAGCAATAAGGTGCATATATTGAGACGGCATAGATATTACACCGCCGGGTGTATCGTTATTTGTGAATGTGTATGTAGCTTTGAACGGCGCTAGAGCGTCATCCATTCTTTGTGAGTCTCCGTACCCAACCTTTTCTTTTGCACCGGGGATGGTGTATATCATAGGGTTAGAGTGGTACTTATTGAATAACGCCATCTGAGCTCTATCCAATACCTGATCTATCTCTGAGTGAGTTACAAAACCCTGCTGAGCTTTGTTTAGATAAAACAGTATGACGTTATGTATATCTTGTATGTTCATTAGAACCTGTTATTAGGTATGTTTACAGTTTTTCCTATCTGGGAACCTTCTCTCCAATTCTTGTCGTTTATATAACCCTTAGGACTTTTATTCGCAGCGTGTCTTGCAAAGTAGCTTTTAACCTGACCTTCACTTTTACCGCCCTTCAATCCCCACTTGCCACGGTGCTTAGGCTCGCCACCCTTAATTGTGATCTCACGACCAGTCTTAGGGTTCTTGCCAGTAGCCTGCCATGCATGCTTACCATCTCTTGCTGCTGAAACTTTAAATAAAGACACGAGCTATTTTGAATATTTGTTTACGAAATATTATTGCACCGGCAGCTAGAATGATAGCCCAAAACTTTAACTTAAGCTTTGTGTTTTCCTTCTTAGCACTCCTTAGTTCCTCTTGCGTTTGACTGTATAACTTAACATACGCAGCGATGGCGCTGTCTCTTTTCTGTATGTCGCCCTTAAGAATGTTCTCAAGCGCTCTATCTCTTATGTTATTAGTTTTAGTAGTAGTTCTAATAACTTCTTTTTCTTTGCAGTTGTGTTGGTAGGTTAATACCCCCGAGCTGATTTTAATTACGGTCCCGTCTGGTAGATTCTTTTCAAAATCTGGGCACGGAACATTCAATGTTTTTTCTACTATAGAATCCTTATATATAACAGAATCCTTAGTATTCTCTACTGTAATGGTATCGTTAATGCAGGCGCCACTTCTAATGACAGCATCCTTTACCTTCTCAAATTTTTCTGGATCTTTAAGTACCTGCTTTACGGGGTTACATGCTATAAGTAATATCAAAAATATTAGTAACCTCATTTCCCTAAAGATCTATATGTAGTGATAAAATACTGTACGACTATGCCTACTGAAACAATCGCCGATACGGTATAAATAATTTTCTTTTTAAAATCACGGAGGTCCTCAATCTCCCTTTCTAGGTGGTTTATCTTGCTAACAAGACCTGCGCCCTTACCCATGAGGGGATTCCCAACCAGAGCTTCAACGACTTGATTTAACTTACTGTCAATATTGTCTATCTTAGACTCTAACTCTGTCAATCTGTTATCCATCTTTTCTAACTCTGATTGGAAATCTTTCTCCATTTTTAATCCTTAAAGCAAGCTAGGATCTGAGCTTTCGCAAGCACAGTCATTTGCTCATTTGATTTAATAAATTCCTTTAAGGTACCTTCATCAGATTTATCTAGGTCTAAAGATTCACCATTGTAAATCTTCTGAGCCCAAGTAAATAACTTTAAAGCGTCACCTTTGTTTGCACTAGCCAATTGTCCAGCTAAAAGCTTTCCTACAGGTAGTGACTCATTTTTCTCGTCTTTTACTTCTAAGCCATCAAGGCCAGTAAGTGGTTTGTTGAAATCTAACATAAATGTTGGTTTAATTAATAAGCAAAAATAAGGATGATATTTTTCAAATAATAAAAAATATACCCCCTAATTATTTATTCTAGAATATAAGAACAAAGTTAAGGCAGCAAACAGAACACTGTTCAGTCTATGAAGTTTTATTTCAAAATTCATATCCTTTTCATACTGCTCATATATTGCTATATTTTTATAATACCTTGATTTATAATCAGTTAGAGTGTCATATGGTATTTTGTTTTTAATACTAAACGTATCCCTACTAGATAGTATAACAATACTTAAGCTGTCAGCGTGCTTTTTATTTTGCAACATAAGGCTGTCGATCTTCTTGTCTTTTATAGAAACAAGCGCCTCTAAGCTATCAAATGCTGCATTAATCTTTTCGCCCTCCTGCTTACTAATAATTATCCTCTCCTCGCCACCAATCTTCTTAACGACTGATTGGCTTGAACTTAAATTTGGAGCCAGTATCAATAGAATTAGCGGAATCCAGCTTACTCTTAACTTCATTTAATTCTGTTTTTAATTCTTTTACTTCCTGCTTTAGGGTGACTATAGTTTTTACAGTCTTAGTAATAACTTTCTTGTTATCGTTCGAGGATTCTACCTGAACCCTCTTACTGTCCTCTTGACTCTTATTAACCTTATTAATAAGATCATTCATGCTGTCGTCACTATGCCCGCATCCTACAAGTAGAAGGATAAATAAGAATCTCATTACTTAAACTTTTTAAGAGCCTTTAGATCCACGGCCATTTCTAGTCTGGCGGTAGAAGCTGCATTACTGCTATCGCTTTTGCGCACCATTTCATACAAAGCACCTATCTTTTCATCTTGCTTTTCATTACGCTTTGCATTGTCCACATATAAATAACTGATACCGCAGATGCATAAAAATAACATGCCAACAACCGGATTCTTGCTAAACTCTTTGAATGAAATAGGTAAAGGATTAGCACCTATCTTTAAGCCTCCTGACTCTTCCGCTTTTTTTCTTATTGCTTTTGCCATTAATTTAATTTTTATACTTTAGTCTTTCGTTTTCTTTTTCTAAAAATTGAAGCCGAACTTTATACTCAGTCATCTCTTGTTTTATATCACTCATTTTAGTTATTAAATCGTGCTTCTCCTTTATAGATGTTTCAAGTTTTTGCTCCAAGATTATTACCCTTTCCCTCAAATCATCTCTATATAAATTTTCGTCTTTTTTTTCTATGCTCTTTTCTGTATGCTTTATTTTCATTCTTTCCTCGTAGAACTTCCAAGCACCAGCACCACCTAAAACAGTAATAGAAGTTACAAGTATTGTAGTTATGTCCATTATTTAATTTTTTGAATATGCTCTTTTGTTACTCTAATTAAATTCCATATTGCAAAAATTAATATCAATAACCAACCAAAATTGCTACCCTTTAGCATACCCATTTGGTAATAGTTGATTACAGTTCCTAATGCAATCATAGTAGCAAGCTGCACCGCTATCTTTCTAATTTTTAATGAACCATCATATAGCACCGCATAGAGCTGAAAAAAGCCTACAAATGAAGCTATGACCTGTAAGATTAGATAAGGGTCGCCTAACTCAAACATAGCAAACGGAAGTATCAGTGCGTGTAATACACCAATCAAAACCTCGTTTGGCTCAGAGTCCGAGTAAAGAAATATTTGCATAAATCTTGTTATACCTTTTTTCATTTACTCCTCCGTTTTACCTTGTTTAAATCCCTTGATTAGCCCCGTAACAGACTCAATGGTAGTTAGACCTAAAGAAACCATTACAAGGGCTGTAGTAGCCCATACAAGCGATTCTGCAGGTACTACATGAGCCTCTGACATAGAGTTGGTGTATAAGGTCCAATAAAGAAAACCTGCCCCAATAATGCCCACTAATCTTTTACTAGAGTTATTACTCTCTGAGGAGAAAAATCCCCCCATCCAATTAAATACTTTCTTCATTGTTTGTTGTTACAGGTTCTTCAACAATTGATGTTGGAGGTACAGGAGCTGGGACCCATGGCAAAGGCAAATTTACAATAGGGGGGTTTTTAAGGTTCTCGATTTGCGCCTCAAGGTTGCTATCTAAAGCGTGGTCATCTAAGCCATCTGCTAACCATTCAACTACTTTAGAATAAGTTAAATCTGCATAAGCAGTAAAGTCGGTTGCCGAAGGTGTAGCACAAGATAATACTCCGTAAACTTCTGCAAAGTATTGTTCGTCTGTACCTTCGTATCTGTAATGTACTCGTTTAACTACATCGGTTAAACCATCTTCGCTTGGGGCAGTGTCCATTTGAACCACTACCCATTTTGTTTCTAATGCCATTTTTAAGGTGTTGAACTATTTAAATTAATATAATATACTGTTCCGTCTACGCTTACAGGTAAGTAACGAGTTACGTTAAACGCAGTGCCGCTTACACTTGCTCCTATTTTGATTGCTGCTCTACCCCAACCCGTGTCTGGTTCTCCTGTCTTTATTGAGCCTGTGTTTATTTCTACGTTACCCCCCGAAGTTATGCGCATACGTTCGGTAGAATTTGTACCAAACCTTAAGAAAGAATTTCCTGTTCCAATATACATTGGGTTGTCTGCGCCATAAAGTAAAAAGGCTTCATAGGCACCTGTAATTCCTAATACCCCACCTGTAGACCTTTCTATACCACTCCATAAAGTGCCGCCTGTATTTACAATTCTTTGGTTTGTAAAATTAGTTCCTGTAGTAGATGTTAATCTTAACGATGCTTCAGCAACAGAAATATCTAAAGTAGTACCCGGCGAGTTAGTACCTATACCTAATCTTCCAGCACCATCTAAAATCATTCCATCATATAAAGTATATCCGCTTCCTTTATTAGTAAAATATTGAAATTTTAAATCACCTGCATAATATTCAGTTCCATTACTTCCTTGTGTCCATGTAGAGTAGATAGTGCCACCTATATCACCACCGACAGCAGAATAATGTAGTTTTCCATTTAATGCTAAATATGCTCCGTGATAAGATGTTGATTGATTAATCAATAATGCACCACCATTTGTTATGCGCATACGTTCGGCACTATTACTATAGATTAAAAAATCATTATTTGAAAATCCACCAATATAAGCGTTGTTATTTACATTTGGGTCTGTTATACCAAACCGAGCAATAGTTGTAGTACCGTTAATAGTTAAATCAATACCTTTATTAGCTGCGCCTGCATTTACAGTTAACGTATTGTTAGGGCTTGTAGTACCTATACCTACGTTACCATTCCCTGCCAACCTCATAACTTCGCCAGAAGCATTGCTAAATCTTAGAGGACCTTGCCCACCATTCGCCCAAGAGTAAATTATATTTGTACCTAACGAACCTGAAGTTCCGTCTGTTTGTATTGATAATATAGAATTGCTTGACCTTAAATCTAAAGTTCTTAAAGAAGCAGTTCCGTAATCTCCAATATGAATATCTCCTGATACATTTAGCCTTGCACTTGGCGATGTAGTACCTATACCTACTCCTGTTGCGTTAATCCAAATTTGTGTTGAAGAAGCACCGCCAGAACCACCGTTTAATGCAAGGGTAGAATAATTACCTGTGCTTCTATTATAAGCTAATACATTACCAACTCCACCAGATACTCCTACTTCAACCGCAAGTCCACCACCTGCCGTATACCAACCGCTAAATCTACCTTGACCTGCATTAATTTCATTTGTTAATGATAAGCTATATGCCGTTACACTACTTGAGAATGTAGCTGCTCCTGTAGCTAATACATTAAATAAGGCAACTGAACCATCATATGGTTGAACTACAAA